TTCTTTTCCATTATATTTATCATATGTGATAATATCACCATGACCAAATACACGCTTATTCATTTTAATCTTGAATGGTGTTCCGTCAATTCCTTTTGTTGAAGTTAAAGGTGCAAGGTCTTCTGTAATAAATGGTAATTCTTCAGAAACTGGAGTTGACCACTTGTACTCACCACGAGGATTGTCTACTTCTATAACATTCTTTCCATTAAAGGAAGACATCTGATATAGAGGCATCTCTAATTTTTTAACTTGTGCCCACAACTCAATAGGACCTAAGTCATCTGGTTGAGAATCTTTTAATAAGTTCATCAAGTGATAAGAATCAACATGTGAACTAGCTTGGTAATAGTTGTCCCGTAGGAACATCCCATTATTTAATACTGGTGTTGCCATTTTTATATTTATTTAATTGTTTACTTTTTAATTATCTGCTAAACAAAGAACGGCTGCTTTTTTGCAAAGGCTTTCTTTTATCCGTATTTCTATTAGCTGATGTGTTTACATCTCCAATTCCTGTAGATGATGTGTTTCTAGACTGCTCCTCTGTTCTTAACTGTCTAACTGTATTTGAGTTTGCTTGATTTGCTCCAATTTGTTTTATAGAATTTCTATAATGTTCTGGATCGGCAAGCAACCATAATGCTTCTGCTACTAAAGACGGATTAGCTTTAGCACCAAATTGATGCTGTTCAAGCAAAAACCCTAATGCATTTGTAGGATTACCTTTTGCATCTTGGTATTTTGATGAATCTGTTAAACCGTAATATAACATAGTTTGTACTTTATTATTTAATGGTATACCATTTAAGTTGTTTGTATTTAAAGTATTATAAACAACATCTTGATAATTTTTTTCCATTTCTAGTTTTCTATCTTGCGCTGCTTGTTGTGTTTTTAATCTTTTTTCAATAACTTCAGCTTGTTTTGCATCTAATTTTGGTTTGTATCTTTCAGCATACTTAGCTAATGTTCCTCTATCTTTTAATTCATTAATTTCATCTTCTATTTCTTCTAGTGTTCCAAAATCAGTAGCATTTAAATACTGTCTAGCTATTGTTTCTTGATCTTCTTCATTTTCTACACTAAGATCAAAAGTTTCTTGTGTTTTAGCTAACTGCCCAAATAATGATTTCATATCATGTCCACCATTTAAAGCATAGTGTATAACTGCTTGCACTTCCTCTGGTAGTTGACTAAAAATTTCTACCGGTGCATTTTCAGCTGCAACTCCAACATGAGAACTAATATTTGCTTCAATTAATTCTTCAAAATCATTTGCAGTATACTCATTAACATTTTTTCCATCATCAAATAATTGCAATACACCTTTTTTTACTAATCTTTCAGCTGCTTCTATCATTGCTGAATGAGATTCTGATTTAGTATCTGGGTCAGTGTAATCCTTATTATTATTTGCTTCAGTATCAATTTTAGTATCTACTATTGCTTTTACTGTTTTGTCAACTAATTCTTTATCATCTTTATATATTTCTGTATCATTATCATCAATATCATCTAAAAAAGATATATCAATCTTATTAGATTTTAAAACTGTTGATTTTGATTCAACAGGTGAGATTACAGAAGATGCAGAAGGTATACCTAACAAATCATCTAAATTTTCAAATTCAACTTCTTCTACCGTTGTAGAAGAATCAATTGGATTCTCATCCAAGTCTTTTGTATTTTCTGTCATTTTTTTTGGTTTGGTTATTGACTATAAATAATATAATGTAATTTTAAATAATATTTGTTTAAAATTTGAAATAAAAAAATAATATTTTTTATTCTATAGTTATAAAATTATTAACTATTTTTTATTAACTCTTTTTATCAAATTTATTTTTGTTTTGTGTAGCAACAGCAAGATCAATTAATTTATTATTACCTTCTTGTTTTAACTTCTCTCTTTCTAAATCTAATTTTTGATTATTAAATTCAATTTTGTTATTTTCCTTTTCTTTATTAAAGTTCATTGTTTCATTATATTCGTCAGAAGCTTTTACTTGATTAAGTACATCTTGGAAGTCAGACATTTCATTTTTATTTACATCTTGCATTGCACCATATCCAGCAGCTTTAATTTCAGCTTCAAGTAATCTTGCTCTTCTATCTTTTTCTTTTTCTTTAGATGTATGATCTAACATTATTGCTTGTTCTTCTTTTTTAGCTTGAATTTCTGCTTCTTGCGCTTGTTGCTGTTGTTGAGCTTGTTGTGCTCTTTGTTCTTCTGCTTTTTGTTCAATTGTTTTAAGAGCAATGTTAATTGTTCCTAAAGAATCAGCTTGCATTAATTTTCCTAAATCATAAACAGAAGCGCCTGTAGTATTATTACTCATAAATACTTGTTTAAGTTGTTCTAGTAAAGATCTGTTATTAGCATTAGTTTGACAATAAACATTTAAATCTACAAGTAACAAATCTGTTCTATTTATTTCAAAATTAATTCTTTCATCATCAGATATCATCCCTTGTAATCTAAAAGAAGCTTTATTTGAATGATAAAATTGAGCTAAGTCTGTTCTCATTGAATGCACTCTTGGCATTAAATGATCACTGTGTTGCATAAAATAAGTTTCAGTTTGAGCATAAGAACCACTAACTGCTTGTTCTACACCAGTTGCTGTATTAGTTTGTCCTAATTGTTGACCCATTCTTTGTGGATTTAAACCAACAACTTCCATTGCTTGTTGTTTAAAATAGTTAGCTAATTGAATTCTTGACATTAATCTTCTTGATTGTTCAAGTTCTAAAACTTGATAATGTTGAAATCCAGTAGCACTTTCTGTATTTGCAATACTTGGATCCAAAGGAAGCATAGAAAAATCTTTCATTGCAACATAAGCTTTAGCTAAATTATTTTTACCCCAATCTTCTCCCATTGAATGTTTAGGTAATGCATTTTGGTCTAGTACAATAACAGAACCTAATTCATCTACAAGTATATCTTGTATTTGATTATTACACATGTTATAACCAATTTGTGCAGGCTTCATTAAATCAACTAAAGATGTAGATTTAGTATTTCTATCAGAGAATACTCTACCTTCTATAGGTAATTTTGCTCCATACAATGTTTTATCTCCTTTAAATTGAAATTTTAAAGGACCTGGCGTTTCTCTGTCAACTCCTAAATATATAGGATCAAAATCTCCAGTAGTTGTTGAATTAAAAATAGCAGAATTGTTTCCTATTTTAACTCCACCCCAAACTTGATTTATCCAAATCCAATCTATATGATCTCCAAAAACTAAATTTTCTTTTGATTCTTTATTTTGAAAAGTTTTGTTGTAAACAGGTTTAGAAGATACAATATAATTTTCATCAATTATTTCAGTTATAACTTCTCCGTTTTCATCTACTTTTGTAAGGTGACCTACTTTTCTTTGTGTTTTCCAATAAGAAGTTGTTACTCTAAGTAATTGATATGAACTATGCGTACCATAATCTTCACTTTGTCCCACAACATAAGAAACTACATCATGAGCATCATAAGCTGCATTCATAAACGATAGTTCTCTTTTCATGTCTACACCATGTCGTCTATTATCCTCATATGATTCATCAGTATTATATAAAGAACCATCATTAGGAATACCATCAATCATCAATCTTGCATTTTTAGCTGGATGAATTAACTCTAAAGATTGTAATTGCTCATCTGTCATTAAATAACCATACTTATCTACAACATCTGCTATAGTACACATATCTATCCAACCTGCCCAGTTACCTTGTGAAATATATTGAACGCTAGGAGACTTATGGTAAAAAGCTAAAGTTGGATTTAATAATTCAATATCATAATCATCATCTAACATTTTAAAATGCCAAAACTCGCTGTCAGTTATTAATGAATCTCTAAATGCTATTTCTTCAAGTTCATCCATCCTAAAATGATTTACATCAACAGCATGTTGTTTAACTGCCCATTTTTCAGACATTGTTTGATATTTTTTTGAAAAAAATTCATCAATTTCTGGTAATTTTGCTAATGCATCTGGGTTAAGTTGTTGTTTAGCTTCTTCTGAATTAGGGTCCATACCCATTTCTACCATTTTAGCTATAAGTTTTTGTTGAGCATTTTCTACAAGTACTTGACTAATTGCATCAGTTTTTTTCTGCATAATTTCATTATACGAATACTCATCTATTGCTCTGTAATCTATTTTAGTATTTCTTTTTGCAAATTCAGATACTAATGTATTTATAACATTAGGTATTATTGGATAAAATTTTAACTCCATTGCTTCATTTTGCCCTTCTGCTAAAACATCTATTATTTCAAGCATTTCATTTTCTACATCTGGCAAATAATCTGATTTATCTATTGTTCCTTTAGCTAATTTATAATTTTTTAATAACCGTCTAGATTTAACCATTATTTGTTTTACACCTTGCCATTCTAACCAATCAAGATTATGTTTAGCCCACTCATAATCTTTTTCATCTGCACACAAAAATTGAATAGGTTGAGTAAATGTACCAAAAGTTTGTTTTTTGGTTTTTTTACCCTTTTTAATATCCATTGCATTTAATATTTCCATTTTTTTTTATTTAATGTGTTTGAAAGGTGACCGTTTAAAATTTTGTTTCATTTCACTACCTGTTTTACCTATATGACGAAAAGGGCTTACACTTAATTTAAACAAATTATTTGAATTATCCAAATGATCTTCATCTTCATATTCAATTTTTGTTTTTAATCCTCTACTTGCTTCTTGTATTCTTACAAAAGAAATTAATGCTGCAAGAGATACTAACCTATCGACATTTACTCCAGGACGAAAGTGTTCCATTTCTATTAATGACATATAATCAGGTATTCTAGTTATCCCATAATGTTTTTTGTAAACTTTACCTGACTCATCTGTTTCTACATCTAATTCTTCTTTCATGTACTCTATTAAATAACTAAGCATTATAGTTCTAAAAATAGTAGATACATTTCGCCATCCATATTGTTGAAACTGAGTTTTGCTTTGTTGTATTTCTTTTGAGTAGACAATTTGAGTAGACGGTACTAAATATTTTTGTTTTCTTTTAAATTGCATGTGTTGAATAAACAAAGGGACATTGCTTTCAATTATAGTCCAAGCTTGATACCATTCTATAATAAGTTCTAACCTTTCATGTGTTTTATTTATATCATCAAATCTACCACACCAAGCAGCTACAATTTTATCTCCTTCCATGTAAGATTCTGTTGAGCCATCTGCTTTAACTCTTTGTACATGAATTGGATTTTTATAAACGTGAATAGAGCATAAAGAATCAGATGTTACAGTCTTACCTTCAGAAACAGGGTCAATAGATGCAAAATAAGTTGTACAAAATGTTTTTTCTTCATCTGGTTCTTCCCATACTTGTATAGCTCCAGATTTATCTTCTGCATTTTTTTCTGTAGGAAATACTAATATTGGTTTTTTAGTTGTTTGTGACGCAATTACTTCATTAGAACCATTAAATTCTAAATTATAACATTTATATGGATAGTCACCTTCTTCTATACTTCTTTTATGTGATTTAACAAGTTCTAATGGAAAAATACTTTCGCCTCTAAAAGCAAAAGCTTCTTCCATATTAGTTGGTCTTTGAGAACAACGTATTTGATATGTTTCTGGATCTAAATCTTCTTTCCATTGTTTTTTTAAAGCACTTATTGATTCTAAGGCTTCTTCTACTAAAGAATTACCAAACTCATCTATATATCCCGGCATTGACCATTGTTCAGGTATAAACAAACCTGTATTTAAAACAGTTCCTTTTGAATCACTCCATTTATTTGTAACTTCATAAAAACCATTTTTTTTGGCTTTGTACATATACTTTCTTAAAGGCTCGCACTGCTTTAAATCTCCTACCGTGCCTGATGCTATAAAATAACCTGTTGTAATTTCTCCAGCTTGTAATGCAGGAAGCATAAATTCATACGTTTTGTCCATAGACTTAGCAATACCTGCTTCTTCATAAAAAAATAATGTACATAATCCACCTACACCTGCAGTATCAGATTGTTCAAAAGATAATGCTTGCATAACACCTTTTCTTCCTCTTTCTGTTTTTCTACCATTTTCAGTATACTCTATTTTTTGTTGCCACTCACCTACACTACCGGGATTCATAGGTCTGTACCATGCTGTATGCTGATTTAAAAAATTACGGTATTCATTTATCATTTTCCAAGTACCATTAACTCCTGTTATATAAGTACTTAAGGAACTGCCTATTTTTAATACAGGTCCATACTCAAACCACATTAAATTAATTAATTTAGATGCATGAAAAAAAGATGAACCAAACTGTCGTTTTTTTAAAATAACACCATGTAAATATTTTAACTCACCTATTGTTTCATATAATGCCATATGATACTGTGCGTCATGTATATCTGGAAAGTCAGTTTTCTTTTTTATTTTATCAATTATTGGTAAAAAGTTTATCCACATGTAGTAATCACGCGACAAATAAAATTTTTTATCACCTTTAAAATATAAAACGCCTTTTCTGCATTTTAATTTTTGATCATTCCAATAATTTATAAAATCTTTTGATCCATCTGGTGCATCACAAAAAAAACCATTTTTTTTAAACTTAAGACCTTGTTTTTGAAATTCAAAAACTATATTATCAAACTTATATGAACCTGGTTCAGAAAAATATTCAGTTTCTAAAATATTACCCATAGCTTCTCTAGAATCAAAGCTGTATGTTGACCATACACCATTTTCATATAGAGGTATATCTTTATAAACATCACTAAGGTCATCATTAATCATCGTAACTTAATTTTTGTCCACCTCGTGCTCTAGATGATTGTTCTTCTTCTAAATCTTTAGCAACACCTTTAAATGATTTTCTTATAGCATCAAAATTTTTAGCTGCACCTATAATAGAATTTATATTACCATCTCTACCATCTGTAATGCTTTGTGTTTCCATATAAAAAGCTAATTTATCAAGCATATTAGATATTCCATTATAAGCTCTTACTGTAGGTGTTTCATATAACTCTTTGCATCTTTCCATAGCTATTCTAATTATTAAATTTTCTGTATCAATTGGAACACCTAAATC